GCTTTTCGTCCTCATCATCCCAATCATCCCAATCATCCTCTTCCTTCTTCGGCTTGGACGGCTTGGACGGCTTGGACGGCTTGGACGGCTTGGACGGCTTGGACGGCTTGGACGCCCAGGACGGCGCATCCTCAAGATCTTCATACCCGACAGCCTTATGTATTGTGCCATACTCGTCTTCCAATATCAGGCTCGTCCCATCGCCAGAAACATGAACGACTTCACACTCCATGCCATCGAACCAGACTTCGTCTCCGACCGAGACACCCCGACGTCGCTTTTCTTTCTTTGGCCTCTCTTCGGAAGCTTCTTCCTCCCTGACCCGATCCTTCCTGTCCCGATCCCGATGACGAGTCTTCCCCTCCGACTCTTCCGACTCTTCGTCTTCGTCTGTTTTCTCAATCTGCAAGAACAAAGCTTTCAACTCGTCATACGGCGTCTCTACTAGAAGCTCGCTCGTCATACGGCGTCTCTACTAGAAGCTCGTCCAAGCAAGGCATCTCTTCAATAATCTCCGGATCATACTGCCGCTTGCGAGCACGAAACTCGATGTCACCAACGTCCGACCACTTCCCTCTGTCGGACTGCTGGAGGGCCAGACGCATCGTCAGTCCCTCCGTTGGGTCCGCAAAGAGGTCGTACCCGTCCTCCTCGTCGGAATTGTTGATCTTGACCCTCAAATACTTGCCGAAGAGGTGATAAGACACCTCCCAAAGCAACACACTATCCGGATCGTTCATCAAGTCCTTGACCAACCATAGTTGCCGCTCCTTCGGAGCCAGCTTCTTGATTAGATCCTCTTCGGCGTCTGGATCAGCAGACATCTTGGCTCGATACTCACACACCGGACACGGCTTCTTGAACGTCCGAGCGGAACAAAGGTGCCAATCCTGATTGGGCCCGATCCCCTGATGAACGAAAAACGTCCGCTCGAAGTACGGCTCGCCCGGCTCCGCTCGCGGATTTCCCTTGCCAGCAATGTAACTCATAAAATCCAGCCTGTACGTACCTGGCTTTCCCGAGAATGTCTTGAGCCCCTCTGGTAGACGTAGATAGTTACTACCTCCACGGCTCTCCTCTCGCCATCGGCGTGCCGAAACCGGTTTTCTCTTACGACTTCTTCCCATTGATTCTCTCCTCTTCTTCGTAGTGGTAATACAATGCACGTCCCCTGAAAAACGCATACGTGCCCAACTTCACTGCCATGAACACAGCCCATGGCAAACTAAGCACGATCAGCAACCACACCAACGCTTCAGCCATCTTCTCTTTTCCTCCGAGGATGGAAGGCCCGATCCTTCTGCATCTCCTCCAACTCTTCGCGATGCTCCTTCGGTGCCAGAGGCTCGGAGTAATAGTTTGCCAGATGCAACCGGACAAGGTTCTCCAAAGCTGACTTTCTCTGCTCCAAAGCCGAGACCAAAGCTGTCATGATCTCGTAACGATGCTTAGCTCTCCCAAACTTACGGACAGCTCCCACACACGCTGCGGACCGAGAAACCGAGGCCTCCACAGCCTTCTCTGTCACTTTGCCTTCAATTCCGTATCGCTCCGGATCGGCTCGAATCTCACTGTCCACTACTGCTCGGGCAACCTCGACGGCTGCCTTGGCCTCATCCATCGCGAGACGTGCGTCGGCAGCCTGTTCAGCCCATCGGAAATAGAGCTTCGGTTGCCTCGTCCACTCTCGGTCCAGATTGTGCTCGTCGATCTCCAGGACCGACTCCACCGACTTCGCATCTTCGCTCATATCTCTTCTCCTCCCACCTTCCACTCGTGTTCTTGCTTCGCTATCTCACCGTCTACAAATCGCTTGGCTCGAACAAAGGCCCACTCGATCTCATCCTTCGATGCTCCGCACTCAAGAGACAAACCGATGGCAATCTTCGTCGATTCGTAATTGCCCATGTTCAGCGTACGCGCCAACGAATAGTCAACTCTGGCCTTACTCACCTCACTCCCTTTCTGGGCAAACAACGTCGTAGCATGCCAAAGCGAGTCCAGCAGCTCCCGACTCATACAAAGCATCTTGAAATCGGTCGATCACCACAGCAGCTCGACGACTCGCCTTTCCACCACCCAAAAGAACGGAGCGGCTATACCCGAGAACAATACGACGCAATGATTCGTGCTCCTCATCTACACTCTTTAGCACCTTGGCTACCTCCGACCAAGACACTCCCGGACGCATCAACAATCTAGCAAGTTCGATCGCCTGAGACTTGTGGTCTCCCTTGGCGATCGCATCGAGTTGCTCATCCTCGTCCTTCAACCCTATTATCGCGTGCAATAAAACTAGCACCTTGCGAGCGGAGCCCTCGGCGGCGTCCACCAACCGATCCATCACATCGCGAGAAAGCAACTTCTGATTCTCAGCCGCCATCACCGTCGCAATCACAAGTTCCAAGTCCCTACTCGACAATGATCGAAACTTCAACTCGGTGGCCCGGGTGACGATCGTCTTCAATAACTTCTGTGGATTGGTCGTCGACAAGACAAACCAGACATGCTCTGGCGTATCCTCCAACATCTTCAAGAATGAGTTCTGTGCTTCAGAAGTCAACTGATGAGATTCGTCAATCGTCCAAAATCGACACTTGCCCGAGATCGGGGCCAGCATCAGATTGGACCGAATAGTCCGTACCATGTCGATACCGCGAGCGTCTGCTGCATTCACCTCCGTATAATCTGCATCTCCACAACCCAGCTTCCTCCGAAGAATGCGAGCCACGGTCGTCTTTCCCACCCCGCTCGGACCGGTGAACAACAAGAAGTGAGGTACCACTCTCCTGCGTCCCCAATCCACAAGCTGCCGAACCACGTCATCTTGCCCGATCACCTGCTTGAGACTGCTCGGACGATGTTTCTTGTAAAGTTCTTCAATCATAGATTCAGTCTCGCTTCCCTTTTCTTTCTGATTCTAAGCATTTCCAAGTTCTTCACAGCTTGATCAAAGTACGATTCCTTCAACTCGACGCCGATCGCCTTCCTCCGATTCTTCACAGCCACATACACTTCCGATCCGACTCCCATAAACGGAGTCAACACCACATCTCCCTGGGCACTCCACAAGGCTACACACCGCTCGATCACGTCGAGTTGAAGTGGGCAGATGTGCTTCTCATCATCCCCATCTCTTGCCTCCCGATGCGAGAGTACGTTTGTCTGACGAACGTCAAACCACACTGGACTCGCGTACTGTTGCCATATCCAATGCGACCGCTTGTTTCTCTTCTGCTCACCTCCCCAGCCGATAAATCCATCCAATTTTGCAGGCACCCGCCTGGACCCGCAGTACTCCGTCAATCCATCTACATGCCGAACCGGCACCGGATTTTCTCCTCGCTTGCGAAACGCTATGATATAATCCGGTATCCCGGTTCGACAGAACGCCGAATCTTTGACAATCTGCTTGTGTGCCAGACCGATCGCCTTCGTGCGAACGGCCGCCAACAGCGGATCTTTCCAGATCGTGATCCTCGGCGAGTGCTGCACGAAATCATACCGCAGAAAACACCGTACAATGTCTCCGGGGAAATCCTTGATGCCAATCTCCTCACCGCGAGATTTGTGTGTCGGCAATTCCATGCAATGGACGGCCACGATCCGCCCTGGCATCATTAACCGCTCCAATTGCTCCACAAGAAACGAAAAATGTCCGAAAAACTCCTCGTAGGAGCTACTGTTAGACATATCCCTCGAATCATCCGTGTAAGTATACAAGTCGGCGAACGGAGGACTGAAAACGCTCAAACCGACAGACTCTTCCGGCAAGCTCGGCAGCACCTCGCAGCAATCTCCGCAGTACAAAGCAAACACCTTCGTGATCTTCTGTTTCTTCGCCACCATGATTATCCCTCTCCCAGCCATGCAGGCACGCACACCTTCACCACATCTCTCCGAATCGCCGTCTTTCGATCCACTGCTTGAAACTTATTCATTTCCCTTATTATCGAATCGTAGAAAACTACTGCCTGCCTTTCCTTCCTCCACATAGCCTCGCTCACTTTGGACTCGGATTCCGTTGCAACGATGCTGACCTTCACCTCCTGCCGTTGCCCAAACCGCCAACACCGACGCACAACTTGGTACCATTGCTCCCATGAATAGCTCGGAAAGTAACTCAAGTCAGAGCAATGCTGAAAATTCAATCCAAAGCCTCCGATCTTCGGCTTCGTCACCAGCACGCGAACGTTGCCCATAGCAAAGTCGTTCAGCACTGCCTCCTTCCTAGAATCCTCGTCGCTCCCAGCTACTTGCACTGCATCCGGGATCAATCGCTCCAACAAATCTCCCTCAGCATTCAAGTGACACCACGCAATGTACGGTCGATCCGTCGGGGCCAGCTCAGCCACCTTTTCGCACCTCTCCCTTACTGTAGCATTTCTTTCAGCTCTCTGCTCCGCCCAGTTGGCTGCCGGCAACACCAACAACCCCTTTGGCTTTCTTCCACTGGGCACAAAGTGTTCCTTGACAATCAGCTTCGGCAATACGAACTCGCCATCTTCAAATCCAAGATCACTCGGTTTCCGAACAGCCCTAGCCCAACCCGAGAGCCACTGCCAAAACTTCTTTCTGGCATGTCCCCTCAACCGCCACTTCTGCGTCGTGTCACCATCATTCACGAAAAACATGGCCAACATCTGAGAATAGCCCATCACACCAAGCACTTCGGACGAATTGCCCAACTCCATATAATCGTTCGGAGCTGGTGTCGCCGTACCTAGCAGTCGATACCTCACCTTCAAAGCAAACTCCGACACCTCTCTGCGAGTCTTTGCGTCGTGGTGTTTCAACACTCCCGACTCGTCACACACCAGCCCCGCAAAGTCCCTCGGCTCGAAGTGGTGAAGCATCTGATAGTTAACTACATTGATCCCCTTCCTCACCCTGCCGTCCCTAGCCAGCTTCACCTCGATGCCGAACTTCTCTCCCTCCCGAACGAACTGACGAGCAACGGCTAACGGCGTCAGGATTAACACTGGACGATTCGTCTTCCTGACAACATTCTCCGCCCAAACGAGTGACATCGGAGTCTTTCCCAGCCCACAGTCGGCGAAGATCGCTCCCCGCCCCTTCCGCAAGGCCCACTCAGTGAGTACCTGCTGAAAGCCAAACAAAAAATCCGGCATCCACAAAGGCTCAAACCCGCAATCCGCCCGCATCTGGGCTTTCCTCGCCAAGAATGCAGCATAATCTCCGTTCGACTCACTCAACAATCATCCTCCTCCTCCTAATTCTCGGCGTTGAGTCCCACTCATATCTCAACCTCTACACTCCTCTTCTCAAACCAGTTCTCCTCAGCAATCGCTACGTCCACAGTGAGGGGAACGACTATCCATTGCCATGCCTCCCGCAACCGAACAGACGTTATCTCTCGTACTTTCACCAAGAAGTCGTCCAACTCACTTCGATGCACGTCACACAACATACTATCATGGATCTGCCCCACGACCATCGAACGCATCTTATTCTTTGACAACCACTTGACCATCTCCACCAAACTCCACAACAGAACATGAAAAGCAGATCCCTGCACAGGATGGTTGATCACATCGTTCCGCTTGTAAAGCCCGTCCTCCCGAAAGCCGGTCAGCAGTTCAAACCAACCCCGCTTCAAATACTTCTGCCACCATCGTTCCTTCCATTCGGCATAGATCGGAAACCGCTCACTCCAAAACACCCGCTCCACTTCGCGAACATGACCCGTAAAAGTACCGCCTTCAGTTTCAATCCGCCCTTTGCGCCAATCAGATCTGGTCTCCCCCAATCTGACAATCCCCTGCTCGGCCAAGTGCTCCTTCAACGGCCTCCCTCCAACCGTCCTCAATTCCATCGAGTCTATCGCCTCCCACAAACTCAAGGCACACTGAGCAAAATAGCTTCCGTAGAATTCTGGAAAGACAAATCTGTTCTTAGCACAGTACCGAACATCCGCACTGACTTCACCCTCTTCAAGCATGTACAGCTCAGCAGCCAAAGATCGGTGAAAATCGTAACCCGTTTCCAGATATTCGATCATCCTCGGATCACGGTGGTAAGCCGTGCTGATCGACACTTCGAGTTGCTTGAAATCTACCTCCACCAAGACATGCCCCTTCCGAGGAACGAAGCATTGCCGAATCAACTTGCCAATCATCTTGTCCCGTATCGGAACGTTCTGGAAGTTCGGACGATCGGAACTCGAACGATAAGTGACCACCGTGTGAAGATTGAAGAACGGTCGAAGCAACCCATCCACCACCTCCCGACGAACGCCGAGAAGATACGTGCCATGCAGCTTCTTCAGCTTCTCCACCTCCAGATAGTCTCGCACAAAAGGTATATCCAACCTCTCCAACGATAGCTTGTCTGTCTTCTCCCGACTACCCGATCGAGTCTTCTCACCAGACAACTCATGCCCCATCCGCTTCAACACCTTACTCAACTGCAAACGAGAACCCAACGATGCCTTCAAGCCAAACGCTCGACGCCACTCTGCCCACTCTTCACCGTCTTTCAGCCTTTCGGTCAGAGCCTCGATACGGCGACTAACCTTTGCTATCGTTCGATCTAGCAGATCTACATCGATCCGAATACCGCTCTCCTCAACGCGAGACAAGGCAAGAGCCCCATCAAGCATCAATCTCCGTGCATCCTCCCGAATAGCCTTCATGTCCTCTTCTCTATCGCTCGCATCACCCCACTGGCTTTTACCGGCACGTACGCATTTCGATTCTTTGACTTGCACCCCTTGCATATCCTATTGCCAGGTCCCCTACTGGGAAACTTCTTCCCACACTTCAAACAGACCCGCTGCCTCAGATCTTTCATCCATCACCTCCCCACTCTCTTCCTAGTCGTAACTCTGCGCCTCGGGCCGCTCCGAAGACGGAGAACATACAACGATGGACGTTCGGGTGTGTACTTCTTGTCCGCAGTCGGTTGCCAGAACGCCAAACACTTCGGCGAAAAGCAATCTTTCATCGGAAGTCCTCCTCTTGCTTACGATACAAACGCCAAGCCAGCAGCGAATCCAGTCCGTTGTACAAGAGCAAATCCCGCACATCGAGCTGTCGAATCCGATTCGGCAGATTGGAACTGCCCTCCAGATACGGAGCCACATGATCGTCGTATGCTTCCTGCCCAAGGCGAACGAACGCCTGGAACTTCAACCCCGAAATCCCCCGCCGATTGTCAAGCACATGGGCCGCCTGCATCGTGCACCAGTGCCAACGTCTCACCGGAGTCTTCAACACCCGACGGCTCCAGCGGTCCTCGAACTTTGCATTGTGAGCAATCTTCGGCACCGAAGAGCGGAGAAACCTCTTGAATGCATCGGACACAGCCCCATGCAACATAAAAGCTATCGTCTCTACACCATTCGACATCGAGCAGGAAACTATCTCAGCCTGCTCAGAATCCGGCTTGAGCATGTTCGTCTCAAAATCGAAAGCCACCGGAACGTCGAGTTTACCGCAGGGAAACGAATCTACGGCTCTCACCGCCTCTTCAACAGTCAGTAACATCCGCACTCGCTTCTCAAACTTCGGTCGCTCCGACCACGGTCTTCCCTTCAACTCGAACGCTCGTCGCAGATGCTCACGAAACATGACGGAGACAACTCGCATCCGCTCTCTGTCTTTTGTCCACTCACCAGTATTCTCAGTACGCATCACGTAAGATGGATGGTAAGTTGGACACACCCAAGCATTGAGTCGCTGGCTCGGTATCCTCCACCCCACCCACCGTCCCACCTTGCCCGGATTTTCTCGCCACAGCCATCCGATCAACGAAGATACCGCCGAACCACCGAGCAGTAGGATCATCCTCGGTTCCAACTCGCGAATATCCCTCAACAAGTTAGGCCGACAAGCTCGCACTTCCTCCGCCGTCGGATTGCGACCTGGATAGCAAATCACGGCGTTCGTTTTCCAACAATCTCGGTCCAAATCCACATCCAACTCTCTCAGATAACGTCGGAGTGTCTGACCGGCAGGTCCGATTAACTGGGTGTTTCGCTTATCCTCCTCCCGCCCTGGCGCTTCGGCCACCACCAACACACCCATCCTCCCCTCGCCAGTGACAGACATCTTCGGCGATCGGCAACCGGCGTGGAGTCCGCATCTCCCACAACGAGCCAACCGCGGATCGATAGGCTCCGAGCCCAGAACGGAAGACGAGAACAATGGCATCAATCCAACTTCTCCTCTTCGACAACTAGACAGCTCACATACACAAACCGATCCCCGCTTACATACAACTTGTCCCGTCCGATCACGCATTGCTCAGATCGTCCACAAACTTCTCGCAGCAATCGCGGAGCAATCCGGAACTGCAACGGCTCACCAGAATAGCTCGTCCTCTGCCGCTCTTCATACCATCCCAGAGGACCTTCTCCACGCAGCAACAAACGGGAGGAGTTCAAATCCACCACCAATCCCGCCAGATCTTGCTTGGAATCAACGAAAACCTCTGCCTTGTTTGCCGCTTCAACGAGGCTCTTAGGCAAAGAAGTCTCTTGTCCACTGACTTCAAAGAATGGCGACAGATTCGGGAACCTCTCATCCCATCGACGACAGCTCGCCACCAAACCGGCCGAATTGCGGAAGTGAATCCATGAATCCGTCACAGCCCATTCTTCCACCCCCAACTTGGAAATCTTCACCAACTCATCTCGCTTCGCCAATACAGGTCCCTCTAGACCAGTCTTCAAACGATACCGGATAGCTTGGAAGCAATCACTCGCCTCGATCCCTGCTGGAGTCAAATGCAAACAAGTCAGCACAAACGCCGATTCATCTCCACTAGCACAGCCCTGAACGGTCTCAATCGCTTCCAGCAATCCGTCCGGCATATTATCCCATGAATCCGGCAGACCAACCTCTCCCACCGGTAAGATTATCTGCGTCTGGACTCTCAACCCCGCTCGACGCCGCTTCGTCTTCAAAACGAGCTGTCCTATGTCCGCCGAGCCACCACCTTCAAGACTAACATCAATGTTCTCGTCGTCGAGCTTGAGCAGCAAACTGCGGAGTTCAATGGCCGGCACGGCACACTCCATCCCCTCCATCACAGAGGGAATACTAGCACTGCATGCCACATCATCGTTGAATGTCCAAACCCTCCCGCCTTGAAACACATAGCAAGAAGACTGCTCAATGATGTCCCGAGTCGAAAGCCCGGCCTCAACCGCCGCCAAACTCTTGAGTAACTCATCCCGCTTTAGCATAATCATCGACCCAAACCTCCCTCCTGATGACGGATGGCATCAAAAACCTCTTTCCGATGGACGGGCACCTCCTTCGGAGCCTCGACCCCGAGACGCACCTTGTCCCCCCGAATCTCCACCACGACGATCGTGATGTCATCGTTGATGACGATACTTTCGTTCTTCTTCCGGCTGAGAACCAACATCTGCTTGCTCCTCTCGCATTCGAGCAAAATGATACTCAAACGTCTTGCTGATTTCCGAACCTCGCCTGAGCCAGTAGAAATACGATAGCAACCGATTCGGCATGTGCTCTTCAAATCTCCTCGAAGAAAAGTACCCAGTATGCCCAGCGAAGTACAGCTTCTCTACAGGAATTACTTCCGCTAGCCTAATCGTGAACATCATGTTCATCCACTTTCGACAAAGATGATTCGACACAACACCAGCCTTCGTCGGCCGAACTATCGTCCTCGGACCCACGAAGCATTCACTCCAACCACCCCGCTTTCGTATGAGCTTGTAATTATCAGGAACCTCCACAATCTCGAAATCCCCAAGTGACATATTGTTCTCCAGCAACCACTCATCAAACTCAGCTCGCACTAAAGGGGTCAAGCTCGAATAGTGAGGATATCTCGTATCCGCCACGCTGTACAACGCCCCATCAAACAACGCCGCTCCAGTAAATCCCCTGCTTTGATTACTCGTAACGGCCACTTGCGTCGGTGTCTTCAAGAAATCCCATTGTCCTCTCGTCCTCTTCGGTACTAGTATCGATCCCATAGCACCCATATGTATCCAACGGGCAGAATCCACTGACGTCCATCCCAAAGCCAACATATCAAGTGAAGTGAATCCAAATCCATGCGTCTTCAGTGCTGATGGGAGTCGAGGCTTCACCGTATACAACAACCAATCTAGCCGAAGCTTCGAACTGAACCGTTGGTTAGGGCTTATCCCAAGATAAGGCACGCCAAACCCCAGATAGCGATCCAACCAGCGTAGAGAATCGATTTGATGAAAAACAGGGATCACTTTCTCAAAAGGAAGCTCCCGAATCATTCTCTGGTAGTTCTTCCAGCTCCGATCGCTTCCTTCCTCCACTACTTCTCGTCTGACTTTACGATCCGTAGGCTTGCCAGAGATGACATCGAGAGAGACATAGTAGCTTATTTCAGGATGATCTTTGCAGAAACAAATGTAGTCATCCAGCGAAATCTCGGTCCCACTCGTCCATGCTGAATAAGCGCCACTATCCAAAATCAAACTCATCGTACTCTCGATGCCATCTGCAGAGAGCCAAACAATTCCATCCTAGTTTCTGCAACACGAAACCCCCCAGTAAGGCTCGACGTGATCATTTTCGAGTGCTGCTTCTGCACTCCACGGCTCGTCATGCAGAAGTGAACTGCCTCGATCACACACGCCGAACCCTTCGGCTTCAGATGTTTGTCCAAAGCTTCGGTCACTTGCTCACACAAACGCTCTTGGATTTGGAGGCGACGAGCGTAGATCTCTACCAGCCTCACGAGCTTGCTCACTCCTACGACCCGGCCATCTGGAATGTACGCCACATGACAACGACCGAAGAACGGCAGCATGTGATGCTCACACATCGAGTATACCTCGATGTCCTTAACCACCACCATCTCATCACAACTGTCATCATTAAACACTTTCAGCACACGAGAAGCATCTTGAGAATAGCCACAGAAGAGTTCATCGTAACTACGAATCACTCGCTGTGGTGTCTCCCGCAATCCCTCCCGATTTGGATCGTCTCCGATATACTCAATCAACCGCCGGATGTTCTCCTCAGGGCCCGCCACCTCTCCATCTATTCTCTCCCACGGGAACGAGACCCACTCACCGATACCCTCGACTGGCTTGTTCACGAGAGCGTAAAACGGCTTATCTGCATATCGCCTTCGCGTTTCCCCCGAATCAACAACATCATCCACATAGGCAGTCGCTTGCTCCCTCTTTGCCACAATCGTAAAGCAACTCCTTCTATCGACAGCGGCGATAGCTAGCGCAGCAAACATACCCCCACGAGGGATCGGGTAGATGAACGAGTGGTCTGGTATTCTCCTCGACAGCTTCTCTGCCCGCTCGATCACTTCCGCCCAACTCAGCTCAAGTGTAGCCATCCCTTCATCTCCTACTCCACCCCTATAATCTTGTGTAGCTGGACACTGAGCACATACCCACAATTAAGGCAAGCCCGGACTGCCTCCTCAAGGTTTTGCCGATTCTTCTCATCATCCCGCTCATCCATCGGCTGCAAGTAAACTGGCACACCTCCAGGTGGGGGCTCAACGTCCATCGGCAATCCTCTACCCGACAAGCAGCCAGCCTGCACCAAGTACTTCCACGCATCGACTCGGTAACGCCAATGCGGACTGACCTTACTCTCCGGCTTTGGACAGCAGACAACTTTGACCGACCGAGGCACTTTCTCCAACGGATAAATCGTCCCATTCGTCTCTACCTGCACCGCATGATACAAAGCGAGCATTGCTAACAGATCACAGACTCCATCTTGAAAAAAAGGCTCCCCTCCGGTCACCACTACAAGACGGGCATTGTCCCCTAGCATGTCTACTCTATCGCAGATCTGCTGCGGAGACATCTGTTGCTTGCCCGTCTGATGATCTGTATCACACCACGGGCAACTCAGATTACATCCAGCAAGGCGGACAAATACTGCTGGATGGCCCACAAAGGGGCCTTCCCCTTGGATTGTCTTCCAAATATCCACAACTTCCAGCAACTCAGACATAGCTCGGTTTCCCATCCATATCGAATACCACCAACTCGCTAGCACTTAGAGACTTAACATTTCTTGCCGCTTCCGGCCCCGTCTCATACAGATGCACTACCATCTGCTTCAAGCCAGGTCTAGCGATCAAGCTCGCCAATCTTCTCGTAAGAGCAGCAAGCAACACCTCCAACTTTCCACACGTTCCCCAGACTGGTAGAAGCATCAACTCCTCTACTGTCACTCCCTCGCGAGCAGCCAGATACCCTAACGTCAAAGGGTGAAGCGGTAGAAAAGTGAAATCCAACGTATGAATCAGGGCTTGCACATCATTGTAGTCGCATACAACACCACCCGGAGCATCACCACTCACGTCGACCCTCACAGTCCATAAATGCCCATGCTGATTCCGTAATAACTCGAAAGCATGTGCTTGATAGATCTTCTCAACTTCGAAGAACTCTTCGTTCCAGTGACTAGCATGGAACGTGTACTCCATCATGAGATGCATATCCACTCCCTATGCGATATACTGCGTTGGGTCTTCTACTCCCGCCAGCATGAATGCTTCCCGCCGCTCGATGCACGAACCACACTTCCCGCAATGCTTGTCTAATCCTAGATAGCAAGTCCATGTCTGTGCGAAAGGTGCTGATATACGAGAACCCAAAACGACGATGTCCGCTTTCGACAAACTAAGAAGCGGAGCTTCGACCTCTATCGATCGCCAATCGCAAAGTCGAGCAACTTTCTTCATGGCTGCCACAAACTCAGGTCGACAATCTGGATAGATAGCATGGTCCCCAGTATGAACAGCAAAACAAACTGAATCGAATTTGATGCTCGAGCAGTAGCCGATCGCTATAGCAAGCATAATCATATTCCGATTCGGTACTACAGTACGCTTCATATTCTCATCCTCGTAATGTCCCTCCGGCACGTCCAACTCCAGACGAGTCAAGGCTGACACTAAGAGTGAACCCAATGGGAGTTCGACGACTCGATAGTCGACGCCAAGATCTGCCGCTATCGACGCTCCCGCAGCCAGTTCTCGCTTGTGCCGCTGGCCATAGTCGAATCCCAATGCCTTCAGCTGCCGCCCTTCATCCAGCAGTGAACAAAGTAGCACTGTCGAATCCAAACCACCAGAGTAGATTAAAACGCTCTTCTTCATTCATCCGTTCCCATTCACAAAAGAAATCGAGCAGAAGCACGAGGCGGCTCTACTTGAAGCACAGCTTCCAAACGCCCTAGCCACTCCGGTGCAACCAAATCTACGTAGTCATTCTGACCTCCAACTGGCAGCACGGCCTCTATTGAACCAGCAGCTATCATGTGTGATGCAGCACGCATCACACACGAAGCATAGAACTCCGTATAGAGAACAACCCTACGATACGAAGTCTTTGCCAAATAGCCTTCCCATGCTACTTGGCATCGCCACTTGTTAGCAACACCAGAATCGTATAATGGCATCCGACTCCAAAGCTCTTGTGGCACGACGCCTAGAACGCCCGTCGCAATAACTTGATGCCACGAATCATCTGGAAGCACTGACGCTATAGCTTTGTGCAACACTGCAGGATAAGGCTTGTCTGCACTACAACTCGTCACGACGCAGTTCTGCACATGATTCGGCTTCTCATACGACTCCAGCAGAGTCAAATATTCCAAGATCTCCGGTCGATAATAGGCAAGATAATTGGCCACTACGAATTCCCTCTTCATAGTGTGACGACGGCCAACCGTCTGCCACTGACAATCGCTCTTCCACAATGCGTCCGCAAGTTCTGGCCGAAGTGAGCACACGCTCTCCACATACTCTCGCTCCATACCTTTCCGCTCGGCCGTAGCAAATCCTAACTGTGTGTCCCCAACCAATTCGTCTTCCACAAAATGGACTCGCTCTCCAAACGTATCTGCTCCCAAATACAGAAGCAGCGGTCGCCACGATCTTGGTGAGTTCATCACCTGGATATCCCTAGCTTCCGCTACCCGCTTGAACAACTCAAGCCACTTCCCATACTGATCAGCATAAGACATACCGCACGACAGATTCGTCAGGTCCATCACGTCAGACATCGCTGTAGTCCACCCAACAATCAGGAGTCTCATAAAGTCGGACGTTCACCAAACGAACACCCTTAATCTCTGCCCACTCCATAGTTTCGACGACGAACCACCAAACCAGCCGGGCTATTGTCTCCGCTGTCGGCTGCGAAGACAACGGCACCACGGCATTTACCTTTTCGCATAACGGATCGGCGTGCCAAAGCAAAGAATTGTGGTCCCATCCATCAATCAAAGGTTGCACCAGAGACTTGATTTGTGCAAAGTCAACAAGCATATCCATCTCGTCCAGACCCTGCCCTTCCAACGTGACTTCCAACACGTAACGATGGCCATGTATTCGTCCACACGGCCCATCATAACCGCAGAGCCGATGGGCAGAGTCAAACTCGAATCGTCTCGTCACTCGGAATCGATCCACAACACCTTCCTCCCGTCCATCTTGAGCAGTCCGAACAAAATGCCGGCTTTCACCAATCGCTTGAGCGTCGATGTCGACGCTTGGAGATTGGCCTGACGTCCCTGCTTCTCCCACCGCTCCTCCACCTCCTCAGCCAGATGCTCTAAAATGCCCCCCTCTGGATGCGCTCGCAGCACACGGATGGCGATCTCATCCCGTCGCAACTTCTTGGGCTTCGTCTTCCTGCCTCCACTATTCCTCTTCTTCTTCTTCTTCAAAGCCCGAATGCGCTCCTGAAGACTACGGATCTCCGCTTCATCCTCATCTTTCGGAGACTTCCGTTCCCGCTCAGACTTTTCAACTGTCGGCTCGGAAACTTCGCTCTCGGAAGCTCGCTTCTTCAGCTCACACGTCTCCACTGCCACCTCCCAAGTTTCCCCTGCCCGATCACGGACCATCACATAATCCGGCCCAAGAACCTCGTCCACGATCCCCTTCCAATCAACATCACCATCCCGCACGATCACGCGATCGTTAATTCCCAACGGACAGCCCTCAACAACAGCCTTTTCATCTTTCGGACCAAGATCCTCTCCATCACCGATCTCCAACTGCTCTCCAGCCTCATCTGCCACAGCCAATTGCTTCAACAGGTCCTCCAATCTGTTATCCCCTACCTCAAACTCGCCGGAGCGGTAGAGCTGCACCAGCTCACCCAACTTCTTCGACAGCTTCTCTTCCGTCCATCCATCTGCCGTTAGAAATCCATAATCCTGGCAGATGGCAACAGCATCTTCTGTACTCACCCTCATTTTGTTCTCCTGTGTATGCGCAAACCATGGAACCAACCAAAACAGGACAAACTACACGAGTATCGACCTGGCGCCGGTTTATTCTCCGGCCTTACTCCACTCCCTATTACCTCCCAGTGTGGGGCTACACCGAAACTCAACCCACACAAATCCCTCGTCTGTCCAAATGGCTCCGGCAGGACTTGCACCTGCAACCTGTTAAGGGCACGATCTTCGCGAACCCAAAGGCAGGACGATTACCATCATGCGTCTCGCCCTATGTCTGTCATTCCACCACGGAGCCGATCATTCACTGCAACTCACCACCAACGGACAACCGACAGCCAAACAACCTGCCACATGCACCTGCCAATTCTCCGAGAACGCTTCGTCTCGTCGCTTCAACCAGTTCACACGAGTCACACCCTTTTCCCTATCTTCGTCTCCAACATTCAGCCCGAAAGCAGCCGTAACGTGATCATTCTTCGTTCGCGAATCAGAGAAATTTCCAGCCCGAACCAAGCCGGCTCGATAGGAAGCAGCGTCTGCCTGCGTGCCTGTCACAACGCAACAATGGAAATCTTGTGACATTCTTCGCAATCGACGCCATGTCTCATCTATCCCGTCTCTCTTTTCCATGCCGCGAGGGAGAGCGAGAAGATCAGCGTAGTCCACCACAACGACATCCGGCACCCATCCTTCTCGCTCTCCATTCGCGACATGAGCTGCGAGCTGCTCTGCTGATAATGATCCGGACGAATGAACTTCCAATCGAAACCTCCCTACTCTATCAAATCGACTCCACGCTCGAAACGCTTCTCTCGCCCCGACCGCCTTCAACTTCCTCTTCTCTATTATCGGTCCTTCTTCTATAGACTCGAAGCGGACAGGCCATTCCACAACCATTGTTCGCTTCGGTCTCCGAGCAGCTCGTTGTCCCATCCTCTTCAACACCTGACGACGAGTCATGTCCCCACAATCCACCATCAACACCCGCCGCTTTTGCCGGACGGCCCGAAAGACGATGTCCTGCAACCACCACGACTTTCCTCGTGCGAAAGCTCCAACAATCGAGACAAACGAATCTCGGGAGAACACATCGCCGACGAATTCGCCGAACGGATCCGGATATTCGATTAACGGGCGAGCTTGCTCGGAATCGAAAGCATCCGCCCACAGCCCAAACTCCAAAGCTGGAGAGCAAACAGAGCCAAGTCCCAACTCCACCCGGCGGAACGATTGGAGTCGCTCGGCTGCGTCGTCCACTTGGCCCAACTCGATGTCCGTCTCTACTTCCTCCATGAGACGTCTCATCCGTACTGCATTGAAATGCCGTCCTGCCTGATCGAGCAGATAATCCGAAGCCAAACAATCCTCTCGATCGTACTCGTCGCTCAAAGCATTGAGAAATCGCTCGGCCAGTCTGATCGTCTCCTCGTCCGTCCTCTTGTCCGCCCATTCTTGGAACGTCGCCTCGATAGCCCGACCAATCGGCTGGCCATACCGAGCAAAATGCCTTACACACCAAGCCCCCACCATATTCTCCCACCGGTTGGCAAAGAGGCCATCTAGAGTCCACCGCGAAGCTACCCTCGCACAGACCGTACGATCGGTGACCATGCCGATCAGTACTCGTCTGGCAACGTCTCCGCTGTATCGCACAGTCTTCATTCAACGTCATTCCCTCCCTTACTGCTACTTAACCTCTTCTATCGTCGCCACCCTTCCCCTGGCTTCGATTCTGGGCGGGTGTTCTCCGAAAAGGTCTTGGGGGAAGGGGAGCCTCGAGAAACCCCTTAGAATCGAAACCAGGGGATCGACCCCCCTTTGGGGAAAACAACTAAGGACCATCAGTCTCCTTGGGATTCTTCCCATTCTTCTTCTTCCCATTCCTCGTCTTCCCATTCTCCATCTTCCGGCAATTCTACCAACCCCTCTTCAATCTCTCGTCGCGACTCGTTTTGCCCTCTCACCCTACTCTCCTCCCAATCTTGTCACTCTTACACTTCCACCAATCTTCTGCATCCACCCTCGCAAGTCGTCGAATCCCTGCCCGACAAACTTTTGCACAATCGGAGCCGTTTCGACGATCCTGCCAGAGTGATCTACCACGACCAATACTGTCATCCGCGAGCAAGACATCTGAAATTCATCCACGAATCGACCCTACTTACTACTGAACCGCCCCTATTATCGAGGGCGTCACATCTTTTACGCCCGGGAACTCTTCCTCCAGCAACATCTTCAACTCCTCCGGCAGCGGGCGGCCACGGCCGAATCTCTCCGACACACGACGGCGAATCTTGTGCAGCAGCAACCCGTCGTACTCTCGACCGTCCCGTCCAATTTCGATCTTCAAGATACCACACGGGAGTATATTATCCGGATCGTTCCACATGTTCTCGCGGGTGAGACGGCGACGACCGTTAGAAGCAGAACCATTCTGCGATCGCCGCATGGCAGATTTGAACTTTCCCTCGTTGAACTTCTTTCTAAATGTAGCAGCAGAAAACGCCTCCGGCACATAATCTTCCCCGATGTGCTTTCTGTACCATACGATTGTCTCGCCGATGTCTTTCTTCGACGTGCCATCTACTTCCCTCATCTGGCGAAAGACGTTGGCCCACTGACGCAGATCACTGTTCTTTTGAACCTTACGATAGGTCTTCACCACTTCGGCGAACTTGTGGGCTGCTCTTTCATCCCACGCCGACGGCTGCCTTTTCTTCTTTCTTCGACGATGCGAGCCATTGCTTTCAGACGACGGAGAAACTGCTTGTTTTCCTTCGTCTGAAAGAGATGAAGTCTCGCTTGTTCGGTCCGAGGGTTTTCCCTCGGACATAGACTTATGATCTTGATCTCTTTCTGAGGACTCTCCCCTTATAATCTCTGTCCCCGTTTTTCGGGAACCAGACTCCCCGTTTTTCGGGAACCAGACTCCCCGTTTTTCGGGAGTCTTTCGGAGTCTGACTCCCCGTTTTTCGGGAGTCTTTCGGAGTCTGACTCCCCGTTTTTCGGGAGTCTCTCGTTGCAACTCCGCCGGGTTCATGTTGTAAATTACTTGCAGCGTCCGCCGCCTTCCGTCGTAGGCAGTGGTCATGACAAGATTCAACTGCCGCAGTTTTGATATGATTTCGCTAGCCCGCTTCTCACTCACTCCAACGCACTTGCCCAAGTAGGCATTCGATGCAAAGCATCCTCGACCTTTGTGACACAACGAATGAATCGTGCACAGTATCAAGACGTCTATTGCTTTCAGTTTTTTCAGCTCAATCAGCTCGAAAACGTGCCACGGGATGTAGATCCCGTTGAATCCTTTCTCATGCCTTTCCTCGACAGATGGTGGCGTGCCGATTGATTCTTGTCCCATTGTGCAAACCGTCCTTTCCTTTTTCAATAGCAAGCAAATAGCTTCATTTCACCCGTCCACCGTCGGTTTTATCTCATCTGCTGCATGATCCCTTCCCTACATGATAATACGATAAAAAAGAAACCCACCCCGGTTGTGCAGCCGGGGTGGGCTCTTGGGTTCGGAGGTGCAAGAGCCTGCAGAGAACAGACGATGACCTCCTGACGGATTGTAAGCGATGATGACAATCATTATCTACTCTCTGCTTCTCCAGCCTTCCGAACCCAATCCGACCTCAACACAACGCGGCCTCTTCCCTGCTCCGGGGCGGGCCTCCCGAGAGAGGACACAACACCCGTGCCCGAAGCACATCCCCATTATAAGGGAAGATTGAAAATCTACCTAGCGGATTTTCCAGAAATATCTTCACCGCGAAGCGTCCACGGCAGACCAGATGTGGACGATCCAGCCGAGCAGCACCAGCCAAAGCAGCAGAGCAATGATGAAATGACCGATCGCTCGTCCGATCCTGCCCAGCAGCAATTGGCCGAGGCCGGGCACGAAGAACGAGAGGATCGCCGGCAAGCATCCACCGGCGGTGGTGGTAGATCCTCGATTGTCGATGTAGATGTTTCCCATCGCACTTCCCTCTTCGGCTGAGTTCAGTCTTCGTTCAGCTTGTCAAACATGAGCTGAAACTGCTGCTCTGTTTCTTTCAGGGCTTCATCTTGCTCTTGGCGAAATTGCTCGACGGCCTTCATTGCCTTGGCCTCGTTGATCCTATCTCGGACCACAAGCCAGATTTCATCATTTCTCTCCTAGATAGGGTACACATCATCATTGAGACATTGCCAGACACTTCGTCGGAATCGTATCTTTGTACTGCCATTTGGAATTGAGTAGTGTAGGCCACTCAATATCTTGGCCGGTCTGCAACTTCCTGATGCAGCCTGTACGGCCAGCATTCATCCGATTGCTACCAGCCGGGATACTGCCAGTTATCCACCGATTTGTGCCGTAGTATGAATACATCGGCTCAATTCCCTCGTGCTCACTCGAGATACGATCTCAATTCTGCCACTTCCTCATCGGTGGCCTCGCCTGGATCGGCGGAAGCCAACTCCATGACGAGCGTCTCTCCAGGAAACGCCTGTAACTGCTCGGCCAGACGTCTAGCAGCACGTTGTGCCGCTGGCTCTCGATCAAAGCAGATCACTCTATGCGAAACGGAAGACAACAGATACGCCTGCGACGCAGTCGGCACCATGCCAAACAAACCCACGGCTCCAGGTCCGACTCGCCAAACGTCAGACGGACCTTCGACAACAACGACGGACGCTCGCACATAATCCCATCCATAGAGCAAAGTTTTGATGGACAATACTTCTTCTTCCGGATTGGCATGAATCCACCGTCCTGCTTGAGTACCGATCGAACGGGTAGTCCAAGACACCACCTCGCCATCCAAGTGCACCGGTGCCCAGATCCTCCAACCGAGTCTGGCCGACAGGCAGATGCCTTGCAGGCCCCAAAGTTGCACCATCAGATCGGGATCGAGACCCCGACCCTTTAACCACTTTCTGTGTCTCTTCGTCAGCGGTTCCAATCCGCTTGGGACTCGGAGTCTTCCCCGTCGTATGTGCGTCTTGGGTGCGATCCTACGGGCCCTGGGGAAGTTTCTGACGAGGGCTCCAACTTTCCAAGATGGCAATTGTGTGAGCAGTACGAGGGCTTCCCTCAAGTCTTTTCGTCCGCACCGCCAACAGGAAGCCTGGAGACTGCCGAGATGGATGCCGAAATGATACTTTCCAACACTCCCACACCAGGGACAGTCCAATCCTAACCAATCTTCGCGGACATGGTGGTGCGTGCCACCCTCGACATACCGAATGCCATGCTCAGTCAGCAGTTGCTTCAGGTCCATCTTTTGTCTTCGCTAGTCGTTCTCGACCAATCGGCGAATAGCTTCGACAAGCACTTCACTCATCGACACCCCCTCTCGAACGCAGTGCAGTTTGAATTTCGTCTTGAGAGGTTCCGCAATGCCACACACGAGTAAAGTTGTGCAGTTTTCCTTTTCCCCTCCCCTACTATTATCGGGAGGGTTGGATTTCACACTCATCTCTTTTCTCCTCTCAATGCAAGTCCCTCCATCAACTGTTTGTATACGTCCAACTCGTCCGTAGTGTCATCACCATCGAGCACCCCAGAAACCACTCGTTGCTTCTTCTCCAGGATTTCGCACAAGTGGCTCTCGATTGTCCCGGCTGCTACCAAATACCAGCACCAAGATGGCACAGTTTGACCGATTCGGTGGATTCGATCTTCGGCTTGCATCATATTGGCAGGCACCCAATCCAACTCGCAAAAGGCTATTGTACTTGCAGCAGTCAACGTGATACCGACGCCGGCTGCTCGGATGTTGCCTATGAATACCCTCGTTTTACGATCTCGCTGAAACTGGTCGATCACCACCTTCCGCTTTCGCCCAGTGATGGAACCATCTACTACAACTGATTTCGATATGATGCGACGGGCCAGAGCTTCTATCATCTTTCGATGCACTGCAAACAACACGATCTTCTCGTCTGGATAGCTCTCAAGCCATTCGTTCGTCCAGTCCACAACGGCTCGAAGTTTCAATCGGGCTGCCAGGCGTTTGAGTTCGCCCAACTTCACCAACGTCTCTGCACGCTTCGCAGTAAGCAATCGAGCCGGGTTTGTTCTCCCGATCCAGGACAAGAATGAATCGGATGCTTCGCGGTATTCATCTTCGTTGGTCAGAGCAAACGGCAATACCCGTCGATTCTTTTCCGGAAGCTCTGGCAACACGTCTCGTTTCAAATACCGGACCATGCACAACTGCTCCAGCAAATCATGCAACTCCGGGATACGGGAAGCCCCATCATACTTCCAACCCCACGGTGTCCACCGTGGCTTGCAGTATTCGTGAGCGTAAGCCCAACGGCTTGAGAAAACACTCGGACGAAGCATTTGTAGTGTCGGAAATAGCTCGATCGGACGAGAAAGCAGTGGTGTGCCAGAAATAGCAATCACATGCTTGATTCCTTTTGCGATCGCTCGAACGGCCTTGGTCCGCTTCGCCGAAGTGTTCTTGCAATAGTGGCACTCGTCAATGAACAGCGAACGGAAGCCAAATTGCTTGAGTTGGCTCACCCACCGATGTAGAACGTCATAGTTGATGATGATTAGCTCCGGCTTGCCACCGAGCAGAGGCTTTGGCTTCATCCCCTCAATGACGTAGGGACGAATACCCAAGTTCTGCACTGCCTCGTGCTCCCAAACATACTTCGTCGAAGCTGGACAGATGACTAACCCAGGGCAAGCTTCGGCATGTTGTTCCCACCACCACAACGAGATGAGAGTCTTGCCAAGACCCATCTCGTGGGCTAGCAGACAACGACCACGGAAATCGTCTATCAGCTTGATCGACTCAAGCTGATACGGAAGGGGACTGGCTTTCATGTTCTGTATTCTTTCGTCTCCTACTCTGTTAAGGCAACGCGAATCTCGTGAAACGACTCAACGATTCGTCGTGCTGACCATCCCATGCTGGAAAGCAGGGCATAGAGAGCTAGGCGGATTTCTTCAGGGTCTGCTTCTTTCTCATCCACATGACCAAACGTACTGAGCACAATCTCAACCACTGTTTTGGCATCCTGCGTCAGCATGCAAAGTCTGAGTTCTATCTCAGACTTAGAACACCCACTCTCGATCATCATGAACGCTGCCTGCTCGTTGAGTCGAGGGGTTGTCCAGTGCACTGCGTCTCTTCGAAGCTTATCTGAAAGAGCATACCAGATGCATTGCCATAACCAGGTCGTGAACCTGATCTCTCGTCTCAAGTCAAAGGATTGATAGGCATTGGCAAAGGCCATACATGCTTCACCGTGCCATTCCTCATATTCTCTTTCCGATATGTCCTTCTGTCGAAGAAAGGCGTGGGTGACACTGTGGATCATCATCCCCACGTCCTGGTAAGTCTCTTCCATTCCTGCTGATTCTTTCGTTTCCATTCCTGTTGGCTCCTCCGTTAAAGTATTTCGATCCCTCAGACAAGCCGAGAGAGAACCTAGTGACGGTGGAGTTGCTCATGCTGAGCATGCCGATGTTTGTGTATATGCCCCTTCCGTTCCTTGATCTTCACTGGGCCACCAAGCATGTCAGCAAGGCTTTCCAACAACTCGTCCGCAGACAAGTGATTCTGCCCGCTTATCTGGTCGGTCTCGATCGAGACTGTGCCATCTTCGAGAATCTCCCACTTGATCTTGTCGTTCATTTCCGAAGTACTCCTTTCGCTAGCTGTTGTCCAGACTGTTGCTTGAATTGCCAACCACGCAACCTGGCGGCCCGCTTTAATGCCTCTTTGCTATACTGCCGCTTGAGTTGGTTCAACCGCGGCAATTGCTCTGTCTGTATCTCTGCTCTCCCCAATGTGAAATCAATCTCGAATGTCTCCGAAGTTGATGCCCTGACTCTCAACCCGGTAGGCATATTCTCGTAAAACCACCCAAGAGCTTTGACTGCCTCTCGCAGCAATGCTACATGCTTGACCTTGAACTCAACGCTCATCGTCCTGACTTCCCAGCATGGCATGGTTCAGACCTCCTCATCAAAAGTAATCACTCGTGCCGGACCGCTTTCAACAAGCGCATCCAGTCGTGTCTTGACTTCCTCCATCCTTCGACGGACGATCTCGCGAACGGCCCCGTCCTGCCGAAGCGCTTCGGCCATCACACTATCTTCACTCAGCACTTGACGGGCTCGAACGACCAGAGCCTTCAACTCCTTGTCATTCAGCACGTTCCGTCGATCAAACAACTCCAAGAATTCCACCACCTTATCGACGGCCGAGTCGCGGAGGACTTTTTTCTTCCCATCCGGCGACGGCTCCAACCGCTCGGCCAAATGTGACACCAGCGTCAGCATCGACTCTCGCAAGGCCTGCCGCACTTCATTCTCAGCCTCTGCGAACGTCTGCTGCCAACGACTCCGCTCTTGTTGGTACACAGCTTCGCTGAGCTTTGTCTCGCTAGGCGGAGAGAAGTCGAACATCCGCCGCTCAACCCAGAACGATTGCCGTAACTGCTCGGGAGCCGGATAATCCGCTTCCCGATACAGATCCTTAAGCCCCATCCGGGCGGCTTGCTTCAACTCGTCATATTCAGCCACTAAAGCATCTGCTTCGGTAGCATATCTGGCTTGAGCTTCATCTAAGCGAGCACAGATCTCGTCGAGCAAGTCAATCGGGATCAAGTGTGTTCCCCGCCTCAAAGGGCAGGGAACCGATCGACGCTGGACCCAGACATCAAACTCATAGGCGATCCTCATCGCAGCTCGATAGTGCTCGCTATCGAAAATCCTCTTCCCAATCGAAAACCGGTCCTGATCTGGCTTTTTGCCTTGATTGAAAGCATTGACCACTTCAGCCTCACCTCGACGCACTCTTCGATGCTGACCAGCACGGTGAAACGTCACTGCCAAGCACACTGTGTTGTCGAATAATTGACTCTTCATACTCAGGTCTCCTATAGCGAAAGTTAATCACACCTCCACACTCCGTCCCTTCTTTTCGGCTTTGGGTCCTCGATACAGACCAGGCTGAGAAGCAGACAGGAAGTTGCCATCGGCCAACTTCTGAGCATCGCGGATCACCTCTCGAGCCGTCTTGCCAACCGGAGCGATGAATTGTGAAGCATACTGCAACGTGTTGCCCATTTTCCAAGCACGTTCGCAACAGTTTCGGATATCCGAACCGGCATACATTCGATCATCCGGTCTCCCATCATCATCGAGGTCGAACTTACCGAGGTGGATTGGCCAGATTCGTTCTCGTTCCTCATCTCCTGGGAAATCGAACATCCAAATCCCACCTCGGAATCGTCGAAGTAACTCTCCGGGAATCGTGTTCAGTCGGTTGGCTGTGGCAACGAAGAACACTCGATCTCCACCGATGGCTTCGATCACACTCATAGCCTCCCGTACATACTTTTCCGATTCCCCCACAAGCGACCCTTTCGTTGCGTTCAAATCCAGTGCCAAACTCAACACTCCAAACGTGTTGGCCAGGGTCTTGGAGTATAGGGACTTGCCAGCACCAGGACAACCAAACGCCACGATGCCGTCCCAATCATTGTCTTCCATCGAGTTGAGCACAACCTGGAGAGCGTCTTGACTTGTGCCACTTGTATCCCCCTGCGAGCCAGCCATTACCTTCTCGATCTCTTCGATTCGCACGACCAGAGCCGGTGGGTGAGGACCTTCAAACAAGGCGCAGCCGAATCGCTTTGCTTGCTCCAATCCACCGATATCATCGAACGTCTCCCGTCCACGGTCTACACTAAGGCCACGAGTTTGCTCGATCATCATCCGGCGATTCTCGGCGAGCATCTTGAAATCGAACCCATCCTTTCGCAAGCTCATAGCTACAGCCTGTTCGGCAAGGAAGGCGGACAGTCCGACTGTGTTGTCCACTATCTTCTGAATTGTGCCATCACTCACCTTCGGCCGTTCCGGGTTGGCATCTGTAGCAGCTTCGTCCATTGAACGTGCGATCGTTTCTAAAGTCTCTCGGTCTGGCAAGTCTTCGTCCATCACCACCACGTCTCCCTGTAAGGAGATCGGTAGTCGAATTTGCCGGGCCAGTAACACCAACGTTCTGCGACTTCGCTTGTATGGCTCACGGAGATTCCAGACACCTTGAATCACTGGTGGCTCATTTATCCAAGCGTCTGCTTGGAGAAAGCAAACGACCGTGCCATCGGGTAGGTCCGCTGCCACTTCCAAGAATCCGATTGGATTGCCTTCGGCCTGCTCAGCGTTGACCCCCGCAACAGCCTCTCGTCCGGCGTCATTGACTGGCCGCAGTCCCGCAATGCAGTCCCAACATACAATCGGACTCTTACTGTTGGCCAGCATAGCCAACATCTCCATCGTACCCCTCGGGTCTGGCGTGTTGATTGCCACCAAAGGCACCCCGGCACGACGAGCATGCCGGAATCGTTCTACTACATTCATCTCAGGTCTCCCTTTCTCACTCGTGGATTCTTCCCCGCCTTGTCCTTTGCAATCCAGAACCGACGGGCCTCGAACGGATTCTCGAATCGTTTCATCTTCCGAGTATCTCGGCAATCGTATTCGATCACAACTGCCGGGCATCGACCGCTGATCGGCTGAGTTTTTGTTTTCATCATCATCTTCTAGACCACTCTCACTCGAATGCCGGAGTATCCATATCGTTTGGCATACCGTCGAGCGGCTTCGTAAGTCGGCGTCGGATGCCAGCCATTGGTCGTCAACATCTCTAGCTTTGGTTCGTTCTTATGCCAAATGCGGCGACGGACAGTCAATGGTCTTTGTTTTGTTTCTGTTTTCATCTCCGAGTCTCCATCAACGAGATCAGACCTCCAAACATTCGGCAAACTGCTCCAACAATCCGAACGGTCCGAAGCGCACCCACCGCTCGCTCGTCCGCTGCTTCAGCTCGATCACGAATCGTCGGAGCGTGTAGCCGCTCCTGGCTAGACGGCCGATCACTCGTAAGCGAAAGCGACGATCCGGCCAGCAGACACCGTCCGGCGTGGGCCAAGCCCTGCCGCTCCCACATTCCTCCTGCATGATGGTGAGCATATCGGAGCAGAGTCTGGAGAACGTTTCGTTCACATCTGGAATAGCTTGCGTCGACATCTTTTCCTCCCGCTCCAACTCGGCGATCCGCCGGCGGAGTTGCTTGATCTTTTTGGTTCTAGCCTCAACTTGCTGCTCAACAGTCTTCGTCTGCTGTTGGATTTCTTTCACTCGACGCCTGACTACCAGCTTGTTCGGCTCCGGCCAGGCGTCTTTGCTGTTCCAACCCATCGTTACTTCTCCCTTACCGACTTTTCACAACTTCATTGGTCTGCAACGAATCCAACAAAGCATCGGACAAATCGGCGAGCCACTTCGCATCTCGCATGATCTGTCCAGATGGATCTCCTTCCTCTGCCTCCATGCTGAGGAACATAGACATGTCGTCAAAATCTTTGCAAAGCAATGTCAGTTCCTTCTCCCACCGACCATCACTACAGATAGCTTTGTACCCCCGGATGAATAGGCGGGCTACGTCCTTTGGTGTCTTAGTCCTCTTCATCTTCTTCAGATCTCCCTTCCACTGCTTTCGTTCGGCCTGCCATCATCGGGCCGTGGTCTGCCATACCACAGCGACGCCCCGGAGTTGCTCCGGGGCGTTTCGGCTCGTCGTAACTCAGGCTTCGGACTCAGCGTTTTCGGCATCTTCGGCCATCAGCTTCTCAAGCTGCTCCCGTAGCTTGGCAATCTTCGCTTGCTTCTTCGCTCTGATGGCCGCCTCCCTCTCTCGCCTCGTCCCGTCTCTCTGGATACGTCGGGCCTCTCGCTCGGCCGCCTTGTACGCCCGCTCGGCCTCCTTCCACATTCGTCTGGCCGAACCTTCGAGTCCAAGGATCTCCAAGGCTTCGGCTGCTACCTCCAACTTGTGCTTGACATCATCACCCTTCGCCAAGTGCTCAGCCGCTTCCGGCTTAAGCGTTGCCGGATCCAATGGCTTCTTCTCGACCTTGGGCTTCTTGACCTTGGGCTTCCCGGCCGCCACATCTACGCTACCTTCACTCTTCTGACCTTTCATCTCTACTCTCCTCATGCTTGAGAAACACAAAACCGTGAACCGTGAAATGCTACTTCGACACCTCTTCGTTTTGGCGTGGTTAGTCAATCTGTCTGACTTCGATATGGCTGTCTGGAACGAAATCGGGGGTCTCTAACAGTTCGAGAACGGTGTTTCCAACAGCAATCTCTTCGTTTGGAGCAAAGCGTTTGAGCCAGCGTTCATCAACTGCAAGCTCCAACATGATTTTGAAAGTTGTCATGGTCTTCTCCAAGATTGGACTCCTTCTAGCCGCTTTTAGTGAGCCTCCGCTGCATGAATGCAGCGATACAGTTGATCGACAGTCGTACAACCCTCAGCTAGTGTGCAACCGTCGATATAGAGCTTGCCGCCTACTGACTCGGGCAACGTCAG